CGTTGGTAAGAAGGTTGTCGGTAAAGCCCTAGTGGGTAGTACAGTCAACCAGCTGGACAAGGGTGGCGCAAACTTCCGTAAGCTCTACAACGACTCAGACCCTCTAGAACGCAACGAAAACGGGAGAACTAGGTCTGGGCTCTACCGCATCTTTATCCCCGCTTACGAGGCCTTAGAAGGCTTCTTTGACCCCTACGGGATGCCTATCATTGAGAACCCCAAGCACGCCATCAGGACGATGGATGGGGACTTCGTGAAGATAGGCGCAAAGGCTTATTTGTCCAACGAGAGGAAGGCTCTGAACAAGGATGGCTACGAGTTGAACGAGGTCATCAGGCAGTTCCCTTGGACCATTGACGAAGCCTTTAGGGAGTCCACAAAGTCCTCTCACTTCAACATTGGTAAGATTTACGAGCAGTTGCAGTACAATAGGGAACTATACCCTTTGCCTGTGGTGAGGGGTAACTTCGTGTGGAAGGACGGGATACAGGACAGCGAGGTGCTTTGGTCTGCAAGCGATAACGGGAAGTGGCGCATATCTTGGCTACCTCCAGAGCATCTAAGGAACAACAAGGTTACGAGGAACGGGAAGTGGTTCCCAGGCAATGAGTTCTTAGGCTGTGGTGGGGTTGACTCCTACGATATTGATAATACGATGGACGGGAGGGGCTCCAAGGGGGCTTGCCACCTATTCAACAAATTCAACATTGAGCACCCATCCAATCTGTTTGTTGCCGAATACGCAGAGAGGCCACCTCTTGCGAGGATTTTCTATGAGGACGTTCTCCAAGCTGCCGTATTCTTCGGATACCCACTTCTCATTGAAAACAATAAATACGGGATTGTCCGATACTTTGAGGCAAGAGGTTACGACGGGTTTATCCTCGACCGACCAGAACATCTCAGGGCTCCACATAGTAATGCAAATATAAAAACCAAGGGCATTCCCTCTAATAGTCAGGATGTTATCCAGGCGCACGCACAGGCCATTGAGTCCTATATTCACGAGCACGTAGGCATCAATGACGACTCAGGGAACTACGGGAAGATGTATCTGGAGAGAACCCTTGAGGACTGGATTAACTTCAAGGTGGATGACAGAACCAAGTACGACTTAACGATATCTGCAGGCCTTGCCCTTTTGGCAGCTCAGAAGTATAAAGTCGCCAAGGTGAAAGCCGATTTGTCAAATAAGGTCTTCTTCAGGAAGCACAAACCCATAACTCGCTTATAGTCAGTCATTTTTGAGTATATTTGTAGCCAAATTGACCAATCGAAAGGAATGGCTAAAAATATAAACTTCCCTAGCGGGAATTTCCCTAATCCGCTGGCTTCTACGGAGTCAAAGCAGACCAAGGAGTACGGGTTGAAATACGCAAAGGCTATTGAAAGCCAATGGGGTCGGACCGACGATGTGCAGAGCGCATTTGCAAGGCGATACGGGGAGTTTGAAAGGAACAGGGATTACGCCAACGGGACGCAAGATGTCACCGTCTACAAACAGATTCTAACGTCGCTAGACCCCAACAACGGGGACGGTTCTTTGATTAACATCGACTGGTCGCCAGTCCCCATCGTCCCTAAGTTCGTTCGCATCGTTGTAAACAAGATTCTAGGTCGCAAGCCCTACCCCAATGTGGAGGCTGTTGACCCTTTATCCATTTCAGAGAAAGAGAAGAAGAAGGCCGAGGTTAAGTTCCAAGTGAAGAACAAGGAGCTGATTGAGATGGCGAATCAGGCGGGGGTGAATACAGGGGTAGATACCAACAAAATCCCAGAAACCCCAGAGGAGGCTGAAATCTTTCTTGAGAGCAACATTAAGACCAATGCGGAGATTGCATCACAGATTGCAACCAACCTGACCCTTGAGTGGAACGACTTCAACGATGGGACCTTTAGGCGCTGCGTAAACGACCTCGTGTCGCTAGGGATGGCTGTTGTCAAGCGTGAGAACGACCCCAACTACGGGATTGTCGCTAACTACGTTGACCCGTCTTATTTCGTTCACTCCTACACGGAGGACCCCAATATGGCTGACCTAACCTATGCTGGTCACATTAAAAGGATTAGCATTCAGGAGCTCAAGAGGATTGCAGGGGATGAGCTTACGGAGGAGCAGTACGAAAAGATTGCTAGAGACGTTCAATACAAGTACTCCAACAACCCAGGAAGAATGGGTTACTCCAATTACGATAGGTACACCAATCGGATGACCTACGGTTACGATGAGTACATCATTGAAATCCTTGACTTTGAGTTTATGTCTGTTGATGATGTTTACTACGAGAGCAAGGAGTCTAAGTTTGGGAACGTAGGGTTTTACTACAAGGGGGCTATGTACACACCTCCCCGTGAAAGCGTATACGATAGGAAGCCTTTTAAGATGTCCTACGCTACGGTTTATGGTGGTTCCTACGTACTCGGAACAGATATGCTATACGGGTATGGGATGAAGAAGAACGTACCGAAGAATATCCACGACATCACAAGGGCACGTATGTCCTACAGCCCTATAGCTGTGAATATGCGTAGGCTTCAACCCAAGTCAATGGTTGCTTCGGTCATTGGCTTCGCTGACCAGCTTCAGATTACGCACTTGAAGATTCAGCAGTCCATTGCAAAGGCAAAGCCTGATGGTCTTATCATTGACATTGAAGGTCTTGAGAATGTGCAGCTAGGGCAAGGTGGAGACCTACAGCCCCTTCAGATTCAGGACATCTACGAGCAGACGGGTGTATTCTACTATCGTTCTAAGAACCCAGAGGGCGGATTTCAGAACCCACCTATCCGTTCGATTGAGAACCAGATTCGGAACATTAACGAGCTTGTGTCTCTTTACAACCACTACCTACGAATGATTCGTGATGCCACGGGTATCAACGAGGTTGTGGATGGTTCAACCCCCAAGGGCGATGCACTTGTCGGAGTTCGTCAGCAAGCGATTGACGCTTCCAACAACGCCACCTACGACATCACGCACTCGTCAATGGTTCTATTCAAGAAGGTCTGCGAGGACATCATCAAGTGCCTCCAGATTCTCCCAACGGATGCTGTTATCTACAGGGTTTACGAGAACGCTATCGGGAAGGCTAATATGGAGGTGCTATCCTCCTTTGCTGACCTACCGATGTACAACTTTGGTGTCAAGGTGGTTACGGAGATGAACGACGTTGACAAGGCTTACCTTGAGGCAAACATTCAAGCATCCTTGTCTCAAAAGGAGATAGACCTTGAGGACGCTATGGCTATCCGCAAGCTGAAGGACGTAGACCAAGCTGAAAGGCTTTTACTTGTCAGGAGAAAGAAGAGAATTCGGCAAAACCAAGAGTTAGCTGCTCAAAACAGTCAAATGCAAGCACAGGCCAACCAGCAGACGGCTATGGTGACATCGCAAGCTAAGATTCAGGAACTGCAAGCCCAAGCACAGCTGGAGGCTCAGAAGATACAGCTGGAGACGCAATCCAAGTCGCAGCTGTTGCAGACCGAGTATATGCTCAAGATGGAGCTAGCGAAGCTGGAGGCAGAGATGCGGAATATGGTTTCGGATGGTGATAAGATGTTCAGAGAACAGCTCGAAGACAAGAAGGAGAAAGCAAAAGACGAGCGTGTCAAGGCTCAAGCTGTTGAGCAGTCTAAGCTAATCAGCCAAAGAAAGGGTGAGAGAGGCGAGTTGATGTCTGCAGACGAGGAGCTGATGAATAGTATCTTTGGAGGCCAGCAAGAAACCCCACAACAAGCTTAAAATGAGCACATTAAAACTAGACCAATCCCAAAGGGTTGACATCGTTTGCAGACGTGGAGACACGTTCAAGATGGTTCTCAATGTGAGAGACAGCTCTGGTGCGGTGGTGAATGTTTCTGGCTCAGCCTTTACCTACAATATGGAGGTTCGTGAAACTGACACGGCTACTGGTACGGCTGTGATTCCAACAAACGCAACTGGTTTTGTCTTTGCTGGGAATGCAAGTGGTGTTCTGAATGTCACTGTATCTTCAACTACAATGGCTGCTGTGAACTCTGGCTTGTACGTGTATGACCTTCAGGCCATAAGAGTTTCCGATAGCTTCGTTCAGACCTGGCTATACGGGACCTTTTTGATTAATGAAGACGTAACGATAACTTAGTATGATTAAGCCGACTGTTGAAACTACGATTATAATTAGAACCGCAGCAGATGGGCCACCACCGCTATGGTTTGCTATCCCTGCTCAGGAGACCTATGCCCTCAACTTCCAGCCACCGAGAGAGCTTAACCTTATCTATGATTCGCTAGGGGGTGTTGGTATTTTTGATTACACCTTTGATTTAACCTTTGAATAATGGCTGTACAGACAAGAGCTCAGTTAGATACAAAATCAAATACCGTAAAAAACGAAACGGCCCCAAGCGCTAATACAGCTGCAAGGGTCGGTGGTTTGCTTGAAGATTTTGCTGATAGCGTTACGCTTAATGGGGAAAGAGGATTTGCTAGTCTATATGTAGATACACCAACTGGTTACACCCCAAGCACTTCTACTGAAGTCGTAGTTGACATAACGATGCAAAATGGAGCAAGCGCTGGAAGTATTTTTTCTGCATCTGATTATACTATATCCTACACAGGTTCCATTACGGTTGGACTACGTATTTCGTGCCAGTTGACCTTTGCTGGTGATAATAACAGACGATACTCATTTTGGATAGCTCAAAACGGGAATATAATCCCTCAGTCTCTTTCAGAAAACACGACACAGGGGACTCATAATCACGTCATATGCCTAGAGGCCTTTGTATTAGCTTCTACAGATGCTTTTTTTGAAATCTTTGCGTCGTCTAACAGCGGAAGTGAAATAACCATTCAAACAGCAACATTTACAGCCTGTACAATATGAAAGAACTACTTGCGGTCCTTGAAAAGTTCACCAAGGAACCCATTGCTGGGATGCTATTTTTCACCATCATCTGCATTGGGTATCTATACCTCGACAACAAGACCAACTACCAGCATCAGATTGAAGCTTGTGGAACAAAGGTTGAGATACTTGAACAAAAGGTTGGCGTATTAGAAACCAAGCTCAAAGTGAGCGATAGTCTTCTTGTGAGAGCCTTGGTTAAACTAGAATCCATCAACGCACAACGATGAAATACCTACTTGCTATCTGTTTAATCTTTTGCTCCTACTCTTGCGGGGACGAACCGTTAAACGCTAAGACCAAGAAGCCTTGCTGCGATGACAGCACGGCAAGTGCAGTTGACACGCTGGCTCTTCGTGTTGAGCACGTCATCCACGAGCTTGATAGCAAGCAAGCTGTTGCAGCGCCTATTAAACCAAGTTCAGCAAAAGTAAAACAGCTCGAAAAAGAGAACAAGCATCTCAAGGATAGCATCAAAGAACTCCACGAATACTTCGTATCAGAACTGAAATAAGATGGATAACCGCATCAAGAACCTAATCAAGAAGCACGGGTTAGCGGGAGTCAACCGAGCCAAGAAAACCCCTAGTCACCCTACAAAGAAGGGTATTGTTCTTGCTAAAGAGGGCGATAGAGTGAAGCTTATCCGCTTCGGGGACCAGAATATGGGGCACAACTACAGCCCAGAAGCACGCAAGTCGTTTAAGTCAAGGCACGCTAAGAACATTGCCAAGGGCAGAATGAGTGCAGCCTATTGGGCTGATAAGGCTTTCTGGGGTGGTGCAGGGGCAGACAAGAAGATGCCACCGAAGTCTCAGAAGTACACGAGGGGGCTGAAGAAGTATGCAGAGGGCGGTAAGGTAGCCACAAAGACCAACCCATCTCTTTGGGAGAAAGCCAAGGCTCAGGCCAAGGCACGTATGGGTGGGAAGCACAGCGCAAGAGCTATGCAGCTCGCTGTGTCCATCTACAAGAAATCTGGAGGCGGATACAAGGGCCCCAAGAAGGAAACAGGTCTCTCCAAGTGGACCAAGCAAGACTGGACCACTTCATCTGGTAAACCATCGGAGGGTAAGCGTCGCTATCTCCCACGCAAGGCTTGGTCTGCATTGTCTTCTGCAGAGAAGGCAGCAACCAATAGAGCCAAAGCTGAAGGGAATCAGCAGGGTAAGCAATTCGTTGCTCAACCCAAAACCATCGCTAAGAAGGTGGTTAAATATCGTAGATAGTTTTTATACTATCTTTGCAAACAACTGTAATTCAATTATTTATGGAAACAAACTTCAATCCGCTTGAAAATCTGGCTAAGGACTTAGGAATCGAAATCTTCGATACCCCACCAAGTCTTGAACCACAACCTGAACCATCGGCTGCTAGCTCCGAACCAAACGCTGGCGATAGTTCTTTGACATCAGACCCTGAGCCTCAGCCTCAGTACGAACCTCAACCTGAGCCTCTTGGAGACGACTCTAACGTGCTTTACACGCAGAGCGGATACCAAGGTGGAAACGATGATGATGTCTCCGACGAGGAGACGATTGACTTCATCAACTCATATCTAGAGGAGAAGTTCGGAACTGGGCTTGAAGCCCTAATGGGTCAAACGCAAGAAACAGATATCGACGAGAGGTTGCTACCTATCCTTGAATTTGTTCGTGACACGGGGCGCTCTCCCGAAGACTGGTTTCGCTACCAGATGCTGAACCCATCCGAAATGGATGATTTGAATCTGATTAAGCTACAAATGTCTGCGGAGCACCCTGAGTTGTCTCAAGAGGACATCTCCGTACTTATGGAAACTAAGTATAAGATTGGAGACGATTTCCTTGATGAGAAAGAACAAAGGATGGCACAGCTTCAGCTCAAGATAGATGCTAATAAAGCTCGTCAAGAGATTGAAAATCTCAGGAACGGATACTTGGCAAGAACCGAAACGGGAGAATACCAAGCCTACGAACCTGAATCGTTTGTAGACGAGCAGTGGCTTCAAGAAATGTCTAATGAGATAGATGCACTTGAAGGGATTGACTTTGAGCTTAATGGCGAGAAGACTTTCACCTTTGGGTTAAACGACTCTTACAAGAACAGCTTGAAATCAAAAAACGCTCAACTGGACTCATTCTTCGACCAATACGTCGACGGTAACGGGCAGTGGAATCACGAGCTGTTTGGTATGCACAGAACCGTTGTAGACAACATTGACGAAATTGTCAAGGCTGTTTATAGTCAGGGACTGTCAGACGGACAGCGGAAGGTTGTACAAAACGTAGCCAACGTACAAACAGGCGCTCCAAATGCAGGGCCTGGAGGTCAGAGTGACACCCTGTTAGCACAGATTGAAAGCATTATGGGTCAACAAGACTCTATGGTGCGCATTAAACTCTAAACCTAAACTTTTAAACCCAAAAACAAATGGCAAATATGGCCCCTCCTCCAGCTCAGAATGCTAATCTGGGCTTCGCATCTGCACCCGCAAATGCGTTTAAACTAGCTACTCCAGACCGATACATCTCTCTGGGTGACTTCATTAACACCGTAAACAAACCTGACAATCGCACGCAGCTTGTTAAGACCTTCGGAAACCAAGGTATTACTGGCTTCTTGCAACTTGTTGGTGCTGTTAAAACTGCTGGTACTGCCGACGAAGTTACTTGGTGGGAAGAGCAGCGTCTTCACCCAACCGTAAACTTTACCACGAGCGGTGCAGTTGCTGTATCTGGCAAAGTAATGACGGTTAACATTACCTCTCTTGACTCTCGTTCTCCTGTTCGTGTCAATGACATCGTTCTTTGGAACCGTCAGCAAAGGGCGATTGTTACCGCTCTTTCTGCTACTGGTATCACCTTGGCTAAC